ATAAGAAAGCAGTTAAGAATGTCGCACAGTTCATCAGAAAATACAAACCTGATGACGTTCTATGTGTGGGCGATGAGATTGACTTCCAAACAATTAGCCGCTGGTCAACCGGTAGGGATGAGTGGTCAGGAAGTATTGGCAGAGATCGTGACGAAACTGTCAATGTCCTCGCCGAGCTTCAAGTACGACATCTCAGCCGAAGCAATCACGGAGCAAGACTTTACAACTCACTAAGCAAGCGGTTGCCTGGGCTCATTGGTCTTCCTGAATTGACCATAGAGAAGTTTCTACACCTGGATGATTTAGGCATTACCTATCATACCAAGCCATACCAGTTCCACAATGAATGGGTAATGGTTCATGGCGATGAGCAAAGCACCAAGCCACATGGGGGTTTAACAGCCCTAGAAGCGGCAAAGAGGCATGGTAAGAGCGTAGTCTGTGGTCATACCCATAGGCAGGGCATATCATCCTATTCTACGGCCTCTGGTGGCGTTTTAACGGGCGTTCTTACAGGTTTTGAGGTAGGACATCTAATGGACATCTCAAGGGCGCATTACACCCGTGGAACGATGAATTGGCAGCAAGGCTTTGGGTTGATTTATATAGACCGAAAGCGTGTACAGCCAGTAGCTATACCGATAGAAAAAGATGGCAGCTTCCTGGTTGAAGGCAAGCGATATGGTTGAGGATATTTTCCCTATCTATAGAACTATTGATGATCATATGGATAACGATGATGGCGTGTCGTATCTTGACAAATAGCATATAGACCCCTCAAAATAGGATTTGAAATCCTATTTGAAAGGGGTTTAGGGCATGACGATTAAGTATGATCGTAAGTCGGGTGCGTATACCGATGGCAAGCACTTTGTGCGAGCTTCATACATACGTGATTACGCTAAAAAGAAACTAGGCATGAGCCAGCAACGCGGCAGAATAAGCCGTGAAGTTTTGGCTGCCTATTTTTTAGATGTACATGGGGTGAGCGCAGATGTTGAATGATATTCGTTTAGTTGAGTTAGCACTCTATTGCTTTTTATTTGTTTTAGGTGCATACACAATCGGTGTATTCATTAAGGAAAAAGGATATAAGGAAGGCTGGGCAGATGGGTACAGGCGAGGGAAATCAGTTGCGAGCGAAAGACATTTTGACTAATGCAAACGACACGATTATTAACAGAGGGTCAACGCATGGTCATTACGACCACACAATGCTACGAACGGCAAAGCTCTGGGAATCATATTTTGAGCGACCTATTGAGCCGATGGACATTGCAATCTGTATGGCATTGGTCAAGCTCGCAAGAATTATGGAAACTAAATCAAATCACGATTCTTGGGTGGATGCCGTTGCCTACTTCGCCATTGCCGGAGAACTCGCCGTCAAAGATTGGGATGATCTTAATGCTTTCTAGATCACCTAAGGGAACTTGGTGTGATTATTGCAAAGGCCGATGGGGAACAGAACGAATGAGCATTACAATCCCAGAAACAGGTGAAAGCAAAATTGTGCCATGCGATGCAGTTTGGCAGATTACTAGTAAGCGATATGGCAAGTTGATTGTCAGGCATTACTGCCAATCTTGCGCCAATGAAGTTCAAGAATGGCCAGATGGCAGCACTTGGACTTTGAAGGAACAAATTGACTATGCAAAAGGAGAAACACTAGATGTTTAATTTAGCAAACTATGAAGATGTAGATACGAGGATACACAAATTTTATGAAACCTATGAAGACGGCTCAATACTTACAGAACTCATCACCAATGACGAAGAAAAAGGCATTGTTATATTTAAGGCAGTTGCTTATCGCACCCACGTTGATACTGCTGCTTCCGCTATTGGTTATGCGCGCGGCGCTCGCAAGGATAGGGGTGTGGATCGCGATTTTTGGTTTGAGAATTGCGAAACTAGCGCAATTGGAAGATGCCTGGCTAATCTCGGACTTAGTGCTAAAGGAAAGCGAGCAAGCAGCCTTGAAATGGCTAAGGTTAATGAAGCTAAGTCAGACACTCCAATACGTGTACGCACAGAAAGTCATAAAGAGTTTCTACAGGCAACAAATCCAACAGCTGAAATAGTATGGGATACCACTATTGAGCCACCGGCTGATTTAGATCCTGTATTTGATAATGCTATAGAGCTATTAGCTGAGAAAGTAGGGGCACATCCATTGCCTACTTGTCAACACGGCGCGCGTGTACTAAGGGAAGGCACAGGGGCTAAAGGTGCATATCGTGGCTGGGGTTGTTCATTGCCATATAAGCGTAAAGCTGAGCATTGCAAGATGATATGGATGATGCTAGGCAAAGATGGAACATGGTCATTTAGGCCAGAAGATGAAGAATTGATAGCGGGGTGATTAATGTGTTAGTAATGGATAAAACACTTGACGTGTGCGACAATTGCAATGAGCCAATAACGGCTGGGTCTACGAAACCTTGCAAATGCCACACATGCCAAGTTAGGACTAACTAAGTGAGTAATCAAAGTCGCAAGCACCGAGGCTATGCAACGCAGCGTATTGTAGCAGAATATCTGCAAGAGCAAGGCTGGAAGCATGCGCTACCTGTTGGAGCTGGTAGAGATGGCTCAGACATCACTGGAATAGATGGTCTGGACATTGAAATCAAGGCTAGGACAAATCTGGACTTGTCTGGGCTTATGCGCCAACTTCATGATCGCAAGGCAAACAAAGGGATGGGCGTGGGTGTTCTACGTCTAAATGGTCAGGGTGAGAAATCCGTTGAGCAATACGTTGCTGTTCTCACCTTGGCTGACTTAGTATATTTATTGAAAGCAGGGGGCTATGGTGCTGAATAATGGTAAATCATTCGTGATGATGTCTGGCAGTACACAGCCTAAAGGTCAAAGGGATGAATGGTTTAGCCCGAAATGGATATTTGATGCCTTAGAGCTTCAATTTGATATTGATGTATGTGCCCCAGTCAACGGAGTAAGTTGGATACCAGCAATTAAACATTTCTCTATGCAAGATGATGGGTTGCAGCAAGATTGGATGGGTAAACGTGTTTGGATGAATCCCCCGTATAGCAAACCTTTACCTTGGACTAATAAATTTAGGGAAAATGCAAATGGCATTGCTTTGATACCGACAACTATAGGAAAATGGTGGTTAGAATTATATGAAGATAAAAGAACAAGCTGGTTAGCATTGCCACCAATGCGCTTTATTGATCCTAAAGGCAATACAGCTAGAAATACGATGCCATCAAGGGCTTGGCTAGTTGCTGTAGGAGATACCTGTATTGAAGCATTACGAAAATCAGGACTTGGGCATGTCCGATAGGCATTCCCTAATACATCGTTGCAAAGGATGTGGACTATGGATATATGGAAAAAGAGATTACTGCGAAGAATGCAACACGCCCAAGGTTACGCACAAATAAAGACTATATTTGACATCATCGGTATGCTAGGCATGCCAGCAAGCCTGAAAGGCAGCTTGCACGGCAAGCCAGCATTGGCCAGAGCTATGTTTATTGCTGGCTTAGCAATTGCACTACTGCCGCTGCAAACAATACAAACAAACGCTGCTGAAAAGCGCAGCTATCACGTTATGAATATTAAGTTATATGCCTACAATAAAATGGAATGGAAGCAGTTTGAATGCTATAACTGGCTTATACATCATGAAAGTAGATGGAACTATTTAGCTCGTAACAAAAGCCATTATGGTTTAGGTCAGATGCGATCTAAATGGTATGGCACACTAAGTCCATATAAGCAGATAGATGTGCATCTAAAGTATATTAATCATAGATATGATGGTTGTGCGTGTAAGGCATACCAACATTGGAAGGATAATGGATGGCATTAGTTAAATGTAGTAAGTGCAATATGATGAATGATGAATCAGAAACAATATGGGCTAAGGAAAGAGATTATGAGCCTTGGTGTTATAATTGTTGTGAGAAGGATGAAGCATGGCTCTAAAGCCATACAGAGCTACATCACATTGGAAGAAGCTGAGATTGCAGGTGTTAAGGCGAGATGGTTATACGTGTACTTACTGTGGTGATGTGGCTACTGAAGTTGATCATATCGTTGCAAAGGTCAAGGGTGGGGAAGATACGTTGGACAATTGCACTAGTGCGTGTAGACGATGCAATATTCAGAAGAAGGATCAAGACCAAAGCGTTTTTTTAGCACAACGTTCTACA